GTTTCTACCCTACCATTACCCATATCATTTTGCAACTACATTTCATTACCATTAAAAGTCACAAGGGTAGCATTTAGTGCTGAGGTTAAGACTTCGTTAGGAGTAGTATCTGGGGCTAAATCCATAACAAGTCCACCCTAGAATGTGTTTTTAGCTGCTCTAATTGTATTAGCCATTTTTCTTATATTTTCTTGATGAGTCCGAAATATACTAGTAGTTATACTTCGATAATAATATATCTTCAAATTTTAAAGGTTCTCGTACTTCTAAGAGTTCTGAATCTCCTGTAATATAGTTCTCCTCATAAAGTGTAAAACCTTTATCGTATTTCATTTTAACTCGAAAAAGTGCAACCTTAGCGTGTTCTATGATTGAGCACTCATCGTATATTTTGTAGAGTACAACCTTTCCGAATTTGAATTTTTTCCGAGGTCTACCCTTACTATTTTTCTAACTTAAATAGTCTTCATATTGTTTCTAGGTAAGAGCAAAATAATAATACCCGTCCCATTCAATTTTATATCTCTTATAAAGAACACGAAGTTTAATTTTCATCTTTCTGGCATAATAATCGAAGAATTTGAGAGAATTATTCATAAGTCTTCCACTATAAAACCAGAAATCTCGCCTTCTTAAAAGAACATCGCCGCCATAACTATTGTGTAAATATAATGATTTCCAGCCGTATTGACAAATTCTTTTTATGTCAGCTAATGGTATTTCTGGATATTCAGCAGCAAGTCTTTCGTAATAGTCTTGAATTGTTTTTTGTATCATCAGTACTGTTTTCCTAAGTTAGTATTCTCAGTAATTCTATCTCTATCTTTAGGAGATAAGTATATATTCTTTTGTCGTGAAGTTCTTTTTCTACTCTCCATATCTAAGCTTATTTGATAACCACTGAAATTAGATGTTAAAAAATCAACATCATTCCATTTACCATTTTTAAAAGCCTTTTTAAACTTTTTTCCTTCGGTACGTTTCATTCTCAAATAAGCTTGAGTTCTTCCAAGAGTTGGAAATTTAAAATCTACATTATTATCAATAATATCATCTACTACCATTTGTACACTGCGAGTAAAAATTGAAGCAGCTAAATCTCTTTTATTACCATCTGGATAGGTAGCTATACATTGTTCCTTTGACATTTTTAATTTGTTTACAGGAAAATTATCAAATAAGTCCTTACCTGTAAAGCAATGTCCCATCGCATAATTACTCATAATAACAAAAATAGGGAAGCCCTACGGACCTCCCCTATTACATAACTGGTTTATAACTCTTATTAAATACTTTACGTCCCCATGAAGACTATACGTCAAGGATCTTATTCATTTCTTCTTGTGATACATATTCAGGAACCCTAGCAGCATCACAATGGAATAACCAGTTTTGTTTCAAATCCTTGGCTAACGCCATAGTATCTTTGTTCATGGTACGAATAGCCTTCTTATAAGTGTATGTGTAAGCTATATAATCAGCAATAGCTATAGCTTCTTTGTCATTAATTTCTGGAAGTCCGTCTTCATCTACAAGTATGCCGTGATATAAGATATTAACTCGTCCGAGACCTTTATTTACATAAAGAGTATTTCCGACTTGTTTATAATCGACATATTTTCCGCTAACGTAGAAAGGATCTAAAAATCGTTTCTAAGCTTCAATAGCATTCTCAGTATAAAATGAATTTATATCACCATTGTGCTTAGTATTACTTGTATAGTTCCAATCTTCTCCGCAATAAGTAACTGCTTCAATGATGTCTACGTTGCAAGGTAACTCTATTGAGCCATCGACACAGTTTACATCAAGTGTAGCTCTATATAATCGAGTGTTTTTATTTCCGATATGGTTATAAGCGATTAAACCAATTTCCTCCATATCTTCCATATCTCCTTCTATATCATAAAGAGTTTGTGCGAGGCTCATTGCATAATGAAAGTTATTCATCCTCCAGTCACATATTGTTGATCATTTGGCAAACGTTGTGCTGCCATTTGTCTATAATAATATAGTTTTTCTTTAGTTAATTTGTCTTTAATTAACTAATCGATGAAGCTATCATTAACATCCTGTCCCTTTAACTCATCAGTGTTACAGCAGGAGTACTTATTTAAATCACGAGGATCCTTAAATACTGCAACTACTGAAACCTGATTTACGAAAGGTCCATTAAATAGGAAACAATCCAACATTCCGTTAATATTTGGAGCGTAATCAATCCACACATATGGCTTGTCATTACCTCTTTTTCTGTATTTTCTATTTTGGAGTTCCGACAATGATGTTATTACATTGAATTTATTTTGACGGTCTGTAGAACCAATATAATCAATAGCTTGCTTACCATAGTAAGTTACAACCTGAGGTATCTCAAAGTGTGCTACTATTGTATCATCCGGATTAGCAGCTCTACACTTACACCTTTCTAAAGATTCACAATCAACTTCAATACAATTGATAGCCATAAGTAAATCTTTAATAGGATAAATACCTCTTAAATGTTGTTCATTTAATATGGCAAGCCTACAAGCGACTACCTCATCTTGTAGTTGCTCCATATTCATAGAAAGGTTCTAGTGATAGCCTCGTAAACCTGAAACGACATCGTTTCTAATCTATGATGCAAGTTTTTCTATATACATTATTTTAATTCTAGTAAAGTACTAATTGCGTGTGCTTCTAATTCTAGATCATCTATAACTATTTCATTATTCGCATAATTGTCTCCTGAATATTCAAGTACTATTAAACCAATAAGTTGTTCACTCTTATTAATAAGAGGACCAACAATAAGGCTATTAATATTATGTTTTAGGCAGAAATCATATAGAACGGAAGAATTATTATAGAAGTTTTCTATATCATCCTTATTAAACAGTACTGTATCTCCGCTTTCGACCTTTTGGACAATAGGCAGAAGTATGTTAAAAGGCATATTCCTTGTTTCATACGATACGGCATGAATTCCTCTTGCGACACTCTCATAAATTAAATCGTACCACTTAAATGGTAAACCATTAAGATTAACAAGAGAATTATGGAACTCAAATATAGAAACTCTAGAACACCTATAGAAGTCTTTTAAATGGTTTATCTTAGCTTGAATAGGAGCAGAGATTTTATCTCTCGTATCCAAGTTCTTATCATGTTCTAATTTCTAATCGAGCAATAAACCTTTAACCAGTTCAAACTGATTGTCGATTAGTTTTGTTTGGTTATCTTTCAAACCATCGATAAGTTCCTTATTTTCTTCTTTAATAGCTTCGGTGAGTGTAGTTGTAACTTCTTTTAACCCATCATGCATCTTCTTGTCACTCTTCTTAAAGAAATAAGGCAACAGTAAGAAAAGTACAACAAGAAGAATGGATATAACCAACCCACCATAACCATAAGTTTCAGTTAGGAACTGAAAAATTTTAACAAAATCCATTAACAGTGGGCTAATTTAAAATAAGGGGAGCCCGATTGACTCCCCTTATAGAGATTAAGCTTCAAGATACATCTTGAATTTAGAACTATCGAAATCAGTAATGCCTAAGTTAGCAGCTGACTCGATTCCCCACTCTTTGTTACCTTCTGCTGTTCCGAATAATGTATCGCCCCAAGGTTGAGATTCTACACCATCATAATCAAAGATTACTTTTACGTTCTCAGCATCAGTAATATTAGGACAAATCCAAGGTAATTGACCACCATTACCAATGAATCCTTGATAGCTTGGTTGACAATCAGGATATGTTATTTCATTGATTGTAATAGTCACACCTGCAGGAGTTGTACCTTCGTCTGTGTATAAGTCATAAGTTCCACCTGCCTCAGCAGCCATTGTTACATAATAAACAGAGTTATTATCAACACCTGTTAGCTTTTGATAGGTTTCGCCCCATGTTGCAGCATACTGTCCTTCAACACCGTCTACTTCTGCGACATATACTCTGTCGTTCCAGTTAGCGGCACGTCCAGCTGTTGCGTTCCATAGGTCTTCAGATGGATTCTTAGCGTAATACTTCTTCAGAACACCACTTGCGAATGATTGATTCCAATCGGCTTCGTCCTCAATCAATTCGTAAGATGTTGACTCGGTTCTGGTTGGGGAGGGAGGAGTCACGCTCCCTCCGTGGGGTCCTCCTCACCACCTTCTGAAGTAGCATCTACGTCTTCAATAGTACCAACCTCGCCAAGAGCAGCTTCCCACTCTGCGATTAAAGCAGCATCATTCTTTACCCAGAATACATGAGTAGTATTAGACTCTAATCTTTGTCCTACTGCACCAAGACCTTCGTTAGAAGCTGGAGCAACGTATTCGATAATATATTGGTTATAGATAGCACCAATAATAGGAGTCTCTACCTTGCGAATGTGTAGAGGTTGCCAGTTTGCACCAGTAGGAAGTCTTAAATCCTTAGTGATTTGAGAATAAGTACCGAATGCATTCTCACCACGCTCAATTAATGTGATATTGTCATCACCAAGTTCAGCAACTTCCTCAGAATAATCATCAGACATTGCAAACTTGTTAATTTCAATCTTACGGAATCTTTGATACTCAGTAGCACCCTCAAGTACTAACTTAGAACCATCAACTGTTAAATTGATAAGATCCTTATCGTGTAAGAAGATATGATTTGTCTTGATTAATTTAGCTACATTCTCTGCAATCTTAGCAGCTGTATCACCAGCCTTAACTGTGAACTCTACCCAGAAAGGCATTCCCTTTTGAACCCAAGGAGTTGCATAGATGAATGGCTCAGCACCTTCAACACCAAGATAGATGTCAAAACGAGCGTAAGTTACTCCTGTTGCAGGAACAAGGGCACTTGTTAAGTTAGCAAAATCTACTTCTGCCTTGCAAAGCTTAGCGTCATATCCTGCACGCTTACGAATAGCACAAACTTTTCCGTAACCGTCCTTATCTTTATAGAAATCGAAATCTCTCTTGATGCGTAATACACCATTAGCAGCCTTGAAAAGCTTTACGCCTTTACCTGAATCAGGATCAAGATTGCTGTTGATAATTGTTTGAGTTTGAAAATTTAAACCTGCCATAATTAATTAAATATTTTAGACAAGTTCAGGGGATTAACCCTGAGCTTGTGTTGTAGGTTGTGCTGCCTATTGTCCTGTTGGTCTGGCAATAGTCTGGCTAATCTGCATATTATTACTTAGACGTGGATCATTTACACGCTCCATTACTAAGTGTACCAACTCATTGATAATCTCTTGATTAACATAGTCAGGGAATTCCATAATCTGTGATGTATCCTCTGTAAGGTCAATTTGCTCTTGAGTTAAGCGGATGAATTGTGGACACTTCACATAGTCAACTTGAACCTCTGCTAATTGGAATAAACTGTCATCCTTTCCATATCTGATTTCACAACGAACGTTAGAAGTATTTCCAACACGAATAGCACTTGGCTTCTCTACAAGAGATACTCTACTCTTAGTTCCATTTACATCGAACTCGTAAGTTCTTTGGAAATTAGAATTTTGAGTTTCAATATCAGTACCATCAGCTGTTCCAGCATTTACGTCAGTAACACCTTCACCACCATCAGCATGAGTTACTTGATAAGGATATGTTGCCATATCAATACCAACAGGTTGCTGATAATCTCCAGTTCCTGTATTAATAGTAATATTAGTACGAGGATCAGTTGGAAGAACTTGTTGTTGATTTACATTGTGAATGTAATAATATGGTTTCATTGGAGATGGTCTATTATAAATATCAGTAATAATAGAACTCCAAGAATCTGCGGTTAAACGAGTAGCAGGAATCTCAATATAAGAACCTGCATCCCAACAGTCTTTTGTTTTGGCTACATAGTAGATACATACACAATTTAACATGTGTAAGTAGTCAATTGGTAAGAACACCTCATAAGTAGCTCCATGTAGAGATTGAATAGAACGGTGAGCCTTACTTAAATAAGACTTAGCTTGTCCGTCATATCCTACCGCAGTTTGACCTTCTCCGGTATCTTGGTCTCTATTACCTGTAATAGCATTAGTGTTTTGAATAGCACTATCGTATCCAGTAGTAATATTACGACCCTTTAACTCTACTTTATGAGGTGTTAAGAATGCAGTAGCCTTAAGCACTCTTAAGTCATCTGTTGTCTATTGATTTAAGTCATAGACATTGTACACCTTATTGATGTACTGATTAATAGCCTTATTAAATAAATAGTTAAATTCATAAAGCTTTAATGAAGGAGCTTGGATTTTACTTAATTCAATAAGGGTAGACTCGAATACTTGTCTAGCTGTCATTGTTTTAATATTTTGTCAATGATTAATTATTTATCTATTCGAGTCTGATAAGAATCACTTCTCGTCGTCCTCGGTTTTAAACATTTCAGGATATGTATCCTTACGAATCTGTGCTAGAGTTTTAGCATTCTTTTGGGTTTTCATCCAAGTAATTACGGCATCATCTGTAGCACCAAGAATAACCTTTCCGTCTTCACCATATACATATACTCCTTGTTTCTTAAGAATGACTCCATTCTCACGAGCCTCCTGGAATAATAGGCGTAAACCTAAATCACCACCTGTATAAACATTGATAATCTTCTCAGGGGTCTTCTCTGCAATAGAAAGTAAGTAGTCTTCTACATCTGCATTTGGCTGATTCTTCATGTCACGACCAAGAACCTTAGCAACTGCTAATCTACCTTCGTAGCCACGCTCATCCTCAAAGATATAACGTGTAGCTTCTAAGATAAGCTTCTTGCGAGTAACACGACGTTGAGAGTCAAATCCTGGTCTATCTATATAAAGTTCGGCTGTACCATAACGAGGACGTGCTGACTTTGGATCAACAGTACCATCAATAAGATAATTACCTTTATCATCCTTAGCGTAACGGTCAGGTGCAATTAAATCACAATTCTTAATTGCTTCCCATTCAGCTTTCTCTTTAACATCGTCAAGATTGAAAGTCTTGCCGGATTCTATTACAAATAATGCATTCTCGGGAATATAATATGCTTCACCACGAGCTTCTTTTTCAAGCTCTTCCTGTGTAAGAATCATATCACCTTGTGAGTTTACTCTCTTAACACAATCTGCATACCTTCCACGCTCATCTTTCCAAGGTTGGATATAATATTTTTGACCAACCTTACCAAAAACACTCATCAAAACGACGATATTAGATTTGAGATCGCCATTCTGAACTTTATTTACTCTGTTTGCCATAATTCATTAAACATTTTATATTATGGGTGAGGAGTCAATTCGCCCCTCACCTTATCTTCCGAAATAAAAAAGATTAAATCTTAAAATCAGCGCTCGTTTACACGCATAATGAATGAACGATATGGGTTATATACTGCAATACCAGCATATCCGTGGATAGTCATCATACCACCTGCAACAGGTGAAGAAACAACACCACTATCACCACCAGTACGTCCACCAACACCAAGTACCTCGTTGAAGATATAGTCCTTACCCTTTAGAGAATACATAGCTACAGGAGGTTGTGTAGATGTCTTACCAGTTGTTAAATCAATACATAAGAAGTAAGGCATTGGGAACTCACGAGAAAGAGTTCTATCAACCTTGAATGAAACAGTGTTTCCACCCCACTCGTAAGCATCAAATGTAGCACCTACCTTGATATACTTACCTTCTCCACCACGAGACCAGAGATAAGCTCCGTCAGTGTGTCTGTCTGCTAGGTATGAACCAAGAACTCTCTGTACGATAGCCCAAGCACGCTCATTTACCATGAAGCAGAAGTGGTTACCAGTTGGCTTCTCAGCCTTCTCAACCATTGTAGAAATGATTGTATGGAATGTGTTGATTGTTACGTTATTAGCTGCATACTTAGAAGCGAAACGCTCAATCTGAGGAATCATACCATCACCAATGTAAATTGGACGACCAGTACCTCTATCAGAAATAGTAGCCTTACCATCAACACCAATATTACCCTTAGCTAAAAGGATCATATTTTCACGAGCATATAAGAAGTTCTCAATAAGATTCTTCTTCATTGGCTCTAACTTATAAATCTTCTCAGTTAGACAACCTTGGTTTTCACCCTTACCAATCTTGATGAATGTGTCTTCCATAAGAGCATACTTAGAAGAATAGCTATCATCAACACGGACAGTTGTCATATAGTTACGCATCTTCTCAACGTTAGATTGATACTTAACGAAACCAGTATCATGTAATTCAGGCTTAGCGTTACCAATGAAACGAGTTGTATCGCCGATTTGGCAACCATCCTTATCAAGAACTGAACTATAGTCATCGTCAATTAGACGTACAAGAACTGACCACATATTGTCAGCCTTACGTACTGGGCGAGCAACAACGAAGCATTGCTGACCTGTCTTCTCAATCTTGAAGATTTCATGTAATTGATAATAATTCTCTGGGAATATCATTTCAATCTCTGTACCATCAGCACCATCCTCAACAGGAACAGCTGCAAATGGAATACGCTTGATATAGTTTGTTTCAACCTCCCACTCGAAGTAAGTTGCGTCGATGTTTTGGAAGCCATTAGCTTTCTTAGTATCTCCGTAGAAAATATTACGGATAGATTCTGTTAAGAATGTAGCAGTTAACTCCGGATAAAGTCTTGAAACAACGCCTAAACGGTGAGGTCTCTCACCTAAGAACTTGCTGAAATCCTCATATGTACGAGTATCAGACATTGTAGGTCTATTAGTTACAAAATTCGCTACTAACATAGTTAAATTGTATTAAAAAGTTAAATTTTAATCTCACCAACTAAGTTCATCTACATACTTGTCTGGAGTTTTATTCTGCGGCTTAAATACAAACTTAGAGGTGGGAGTTGTTTTTCCCAAGTCTTTCTTTGCTTGCTCATATCCACGTCTATAAGTCTCCTACATCTATTTAGTGAGTTCCTCAGAAATCTTATCCTGGTTAAGTAACCAGAAAGCAGCTTGAGTAAATATTTCTGGGTCTTGCATAGCTCTTCCAAAAGCACTTACACCATTCTCATCCAAGTCTAGCATAAATTCAGAAAGTTCTTCTTTCTCATCTTGTGAAAGCTCTAATTCTTGCCCCATAAATGATTTCATTCCTTGAATCTCACTGTTAATAGAAGTAGCAAACTTTTCGAATTGAGCTTGCTTTCTAGCGGCAACTTCATTTTGCTGCTAAGCTTCTCTATCTTGCTGTAACCTGATATATTCCTGTCTTAGACCTTCTACTGTCTTCTTATAAAGATCTTCGTTTTGTTTTGCAGCATCAATTGCTTGTTGAAGTTCTTCGTCAGTAATATTATCAGATCCTACCTTTTCCAGTAAATCTAAGGCATAAACTTCATCATCACTAAGTTCGTTGATTTTGTATTGTGGCTCACTAACGGGCTCTGGAGCATTCTCTTCAGCATAGGTTTTTAAGTAGTCTTCTACACTACCTCCACTCTTGCGAATAGCTTTTAGGAGTGCAGCTTCATCGTCTGAGAGTTCATCCTATTCAGTATTTTGATCTCCTACGATGATATTAAGTTGCTCTTCCCTTGATAAGTCATCCCAAGAACGTTCTACAACAGCTCCTGTTACATCTTCAAACTTAATCTTTGATGGATCGTTTATACCACGAATCTTTAACACCTCAGTGGTAAAATCATCTTTATTATCGGAGTTACTAGGCTCGCCACCTCCAGCAGGAGGTTCAGTTTGGGTACCGCCATTGTCTCCATTAGAACCATTACTTGGTCCCTCAGCAAATTCGTCTTCTTCGTAAAATTTCTCGTCAAATTGTTCTTCCATAATCATAATCATTAAAGCATTATATATTATATCTAAATTATAATTTCATTATAAAAATAAGAGCATAATAATTAGGCTATACATTTATAGGATCATTAGCATAGTTATCGTTTTCATTTGTTGCTGTAGCATTATGTGTATGAGTAAGATTTATACTACCATTACTTGTACTTATACTATCACCAGAATAAGTAGAATTTCCCTCACCTTCATTTACGTATTCACTTGCATTAGAAGATACATAAGAATAAGATTCTGACCCAGTGTATTGTTCTACAGTAACTTGTATATTATGACGGTGATTTGGTAAGTTATTCTCTTTAATTTTTATAGATTTACCATCACTTTCTAAATCCTAATTATCAACAGGTCCAACAGACTCACCAGAGCCTATCATTTTGATAAATCTTCCAGATAAATCAGGAGTCTATATACCATCAATAACTCTACCGTCACATACTCCATATCCTGATGGAACATCGTTAATATCTCCGCTCCACATCAATATTACACCTTTTGGAGTATTATCATCGGTTGCTAACTAAACTATAAATATTTGCATTCCATCTTTAGTAATAACAAAACAGTCTTTATGTAAATTTTCTGCTAATCTTGGAACTACTTGCTAACCTATTACTAAAGATGATATACTAATGTACTTAGTAATAATAGTATCATCTTGTACATAATTAGCGGAAGATGGAGTTAAATCTAATTGAATAGTCATATCATTTAAAGGACCAGCAATAACGATTCCGTTAGATAATCCTTCAAATTGACATTTAGTTAAATTTCCAGATATTGATGCGTTATTAATTAGTCCTTTAAATGAACACCTATCTATAATAGCATTCTGAACATTTAACTAAGTTACATTATAATCAAATGTAGTATTAGTAATTGTTGAGTTGCTTATCATAATTTTTAACTTTGAGCTGCCTATAATTCTTGTATAAATTTGACATTACCACATAATGTTGCAAATGAACAAGAAGCAGCAATACGTCCCATTTCTACACACATTTGCCAGTGTGCTCCTACTATAACTCTAGATTCGGAATATTGATATGCTCTCTTAAATAGATTAACTATAGCACTATTAGATAATCCTCCTATAGCCATAAAGCAATAAGCAGTATTCCAGAAATATCCAGTGTGTCCAGATGGATATGAAGTAGTATTTGAAATACTACCAGATTTACCATTAGCTGTTCCAAAGTTTAGAGTGTATGTATTAGAGTCTACTGATGTATCATTATTTTCCCAAGCAGGTCTACTTCTCCAGAAACCATCAGTATTCTTAATATTATTGACAGTTCTATTACCATTCCAATGAGTGTCATACATAAGAGTATAAGCATTGCCAGAACTATTGTTCTTACCAGTAGCTGCTTGTAGTATGTTTAAGTAATAAGAAAGACCTGTGTCTATGTCTTGAGATGCAGTAGTACCTCTACTTGTACTTCTTAAAGTTTTTCCGAGTTTAAATGCATCTTCGTCTCTCTTCATTAAGCCTGAAGTAGCACTAATGTTGTTAGTTGGTGGATACGGGAAGAAGTATTGTCCTTTAGGAGCATGATAATATCCCATTTTTGAACTTGCACCTAAGTCACCATCATCTCCTCTATATGAATAAGAAGCAAATGGTGCAAAAGAATTAACAAAGTTTGGATCACTGAATAAACAAGAGAAAGCAATACTACCTTGTAACAATCCTTTATATCTAGCTTCATATGTAGATACATTATAAGATTCAATAGCAGAAACAGCAGTACCCTTATTTGAATTCCAAGTCTCAATACCCCAGGTTAACATAGCATCTTTTAATATATCATTATTAACAGTTGTTGATGCTTTCATTGGATATAAAGCTGTTAATAATAATGCCATATACCAACCTCTTCTAGCGTTTCGAGTCTCTGTAGAATTACCAGAAGGAAGAGTCAATGTATCATCAACAAACATACTATCACTCATTATATTTGATTCAAATGCATTAAGTTTATCCATTGCAGTACTTAATAATGAGTATTTTTCAGTTTCTAATGATGTAGAAGCTAAAGATGAACTCTTAAATGTATTTAAATATTCATCAACATCAGTGTCTCCTGTAGGTGTATTGCCTGAACTACCTGAGCCGGCAGCTTGATATACACTTACGTATCCCAATTGATTAACATCCGCGAATTGTACCCATACATGAACCTTCTTTGTAGAAGTTGTAGAGTTAGCTGTTATATTACCTACAATATCATAACTATGTCCGCTTGTACTTGATGGTACAACACTTACACTGCTTAACATTGAAGCATTTTCATTAACATAAACTCCATAAATAGTAGGAGTTCCGTAACTAGAACTTACTGTATCTTCAATGTATCCTAAAACTTGACTATTACCTGAACTATTTGCTAATGGGTTAGCATTGGTATGGGTACCGTGCATAATATCATTAACAGCAGTAGTAGAAGGTTCGGAAGTAATTATTGTAACTGAATCGCTAGGATTTACAGGATCATTACCTCCTGGATCTACAGGGGTATCACCACCTCCAGGATTTACTGGAGTAATCTATGAATCATCAACATTATCAGTTGGATTCATTTCATACTATCCATCTCCAGTTATGTCTTTCATAGTAATGTCAGTAAGAGTGCTATTAGTTATAGCACAACCATTTATATTGTTGATGATATTATTTGCAATATCACAACCAGAACAATTAATTGCTGACATATTAATATTATTTATTATATTATTATTAAAATTGGCTACCTATACAGGATAGCTATCTCTATCATTATTAGTATAAATAATTCCTGTAATATGATTATTATTCATACTAGTACATTGAAACACAACATTAACTAAATTGCGATCAAATATATTATATTGCATTGGTGCATTTAACACACAATCTTTTACTTTCTAAAAGGTATTATCATGAAAGTCTAAAGTAAACTATACTTCTTGTCCGGAATTATCATATAATCCTAAAAAAGTATTATTATAAAAGTTTCCAATTATAGTGAATTTACCTAAACTATCATATATTTTATTACCATATGGCTATATAATAGAACAATTCGGAAAGATTATATAATCATCATACAATACTAATTTCTTACAAGGTTGTCCTAAATTATCAACCCCATCCTCATAAGAAGATTCTTTAATATAGATGGTGTTATTCTTGATTAATCCTAACTAAGAAGCATCTCTATTAACGTAGTTATTAAGATAATCATCATAATCTAAATCATCATTTGTTTCAGCAGTATTATATAAATCGTTTTGAATATTATAAATATAATACCACTAACGATGATCATCAGAAGAACTAATATATTTAAATACCCGATGCTTAAAATCAAAATTACCTACATTACCAAATTCATCCGTAAGTTTAGTTATTCTTCCTTTAGAATAAATTTGTAATGTTTCACCATTATCATTAGTCTCAGTATGTGAATAATAATTAAAGTCTATATCGTATTCTATTATCCAATTTTCATTGTCACGAAAATATCCTTCTTTTTTAAAAGTTCTTCTTGTGTCGGCGGTAAGAACAATCGGCCAATAATAACTAAAAGCAGTCTAAGAATTATGCCTAGTATAATGTTCTTGCAACTCCCATTCATTTTGGAAATCGGTAATACAATATCTTTTACCTTTAACTAATTTCCCACTAGTATATAAAGATTTTAATTCTTTATACGTAACATTTTTAACATTATCATAAATTAAATCACTTCTTACTTTAACAACATCTATTTCTAGATATGTTTGATTATCGTCGGAATTATGAAATAATGAATATCCTACTTGTCCTTGAACATAATCTTCTGAAAGAAGATCTTTTTTAGTTATTACGGTTTCTATTAGATTAATGCCTTTATCGTCTAAATTGACATAAGTAATATCTCCATAATTGAGGTTTAATGATGAACCTTTAATAGTAGATGACGCACCATCAATAATTATATTACCTACTGTAAGTGGATCAGGTATAGTAAAATCTTGTTTATATTCTATTAAACTACCATCTTTTACATAGTAAAATTTATTAGTATTTAGAATATAAACAATACCTTTCTAAATTTTAGCATTTTGAGCATCTTCAAGAGTCTCATAATAGAAACCTATATTAGATAATGCTATAGACTTCTATTCAGCTTTTACATCCTATTTTTCAAGAAAGGATACATAAGAAGTTCCTACTTCTCCGAGTAAATTTACTAAAGTGCCACCAATTGATACCCAGATCTCCTATTTATCCTCTTTTTCAATTAAATAAACGCCATCTTTATAAATACTATCCTTATTGTCTACTTTCTTTAGAAGATCAACATCAACATTAATTTTACCATTCTTAATGAGGTCAATATATTTATTACCCCATTTTACCTTTAAATCTCCTCTAGTTTGTAAGATAAGATTTCTGTCGGCAGAACCTACAGTGTCATAGGCTTTGCCAAACATTGTAGTCATTGGTTCTGCCATATTTTATAAAATTTAATTCATTTATCATTCTATTTCATCTATAACCTGTTTGTTAGGTATTCTGAGTAATAAATACTTAAACTCTATTCCTTCCCAAAATAAAATATGATAATTCCTAAAAAGCAAATAAATTACTTACTAAATATTGTTAAAATATCTTAACAAAGAGAAATAGAAAAAATTCCCAGACCGCGTTTCACAACGAAATCTGGGATACAAAGTATTTATTAGTTATGAAGACTTACAACTCTCAACACTTTGAGAGTATATTATTATTGTTGATTATCATTCAAACTCGCACGAATATCTATGATAAGAGTTTGTACATAATCAATTAAATCATTTGCTTCATTGAAGCTACTATTGAAGTTTATAAAACCGTCAATTCCTCTTGTGTAAGAAGCATAGCCTCCGTTATCTGTACTAATACTAATGCTAATAGTTCCGTCCTGATTTACAGTTACAGTACCAGTAACATTCACGTCCTAAATAGTATCTTGGACTTTATAATTTGTTGAACTTTTACTTAGTGTCATGCTACAAATAATTCATAAAAAGCTTCCATTAAATCTGCAGCTTTTAATGTCTGACCGTTAATCACCACATCATTACCTGCATTTACATCTAAAATTTCATTATATTCGTCCTCAGTAATTTTATCGTTAATATTGTCAGAAATTTCCTCAAGACCTTTCTGATTAACAAATTCAATATAATCTGAGTTAATCTTTGCGTTAAGCTCATTATATTGCTTTTCTTCCTCTTCTGTACGATCTATCTTCTGAGCAAGTGCCTTATATTCATCTGTTGCAATTTGTTCTACAAATTCTTTAACATCCTCATCAAAAGCCTTTTTAACTTTATTATAAGCTAAACGGATTCTCATAATTTTCACTTTGAGTTCCTTAGAAAGTTCCTTATCACCATCTTTCAACTCAATTTTTGTGATTACATTTTGCCTGGTCAATAGTTCATTTAAAATCATAACTAATTTTCAATTTATTTTTAAAATTATTTATCTTATTCTATCTATTATAAATTTATAATAGCATCAGCTAGGTCAGTTAAATATTTAATAACATCAACATCGAATTTGTTAATAGTCATGTTTATACCACAATTAATTTTCGATGGAAAAACGTTACAAAATACTTCGTCATCTCCAATATTTATATGAATATTAATATCTCCACTAGTTGATACTGAACTCTATCCTGATACTTCTAAATTTTTAAATGTATCAGATATTTCGTATACGTCTTGAGATTTATTTATGTTCATTTTGATAGGTTTTAACAGGATAATAAACTGTTCCGTCTGACATTACTTTTTTCCATTCTCCTGGTTGTTTTGGAAAATGTTGTTCA